CCCACAGCAAAAAAAGAGAAAGTCTCTTTGAAAGGTTGACTCGGTTCTTCAAACGAGACGTACCCGAACCGGTTAAAAGTGAATGGTCATATTATGGTGAAATACCAGATGATCCAAAACACGACCCTAGAATTATGAATACCCACCAATACAGAGCATTTGACAAACGTTAAAAAAGATGTTATAATATAGTATGGGAGATTTGATATGACAATGCACATCGTTGGACCTTGGTTATCTACAAATGGTAAGAAAAAGGGTAAGGTTAAATTCAAAAACGCAGAAGAGGCACGCAATGCTAGAGCTCTTGCACAAGAGTGGTCTTCTATGAAGAAAAAATGGGGAGTAGAAATTGAAGAGTCTAAGCGTAACCGCGCTATGGCAGCTGAGGTTTATTCTCCTCCAGTAACATCCAATCCTCGCGGTGTTACAAATAATATCAAAAGTTTAAATTCAAAAACAACCGGCGCGGTTTCTAGTAAACCTTCGCCCGTCTATACAGGCACAAAGGTGCTAGGTATAGGTACAATGCACAAGTCAAATGCCGTTCCTATCTTTAGTGATGACGAGGCAAAAGAAATTTCTACAATGAGGCGTTAATAATAAAAATGAGTGAAGCATATATTAAAACCCCGCGCGCGTGGGGATACTATCATGTTCTACATGAACACGGTAAAGATGTTAAAGTTAAAGAACTTACTGTTGATCCAGGCAAATGTTTAAGTATGCAACGACATAAAGATCGTGCAGAACATTGGTTTGTCGCAGAAGGCACAGCTACAGTTTATGCGTTAAATTGTAGTACAGATGTTGAGCTAAAGGGAGTCTATAATAAATTTGATAGTCTCCATATTAGCAAAACAGAGTGGCATCAGCTTTGTAACGAATCTGATGACCCATTGAAGATTATCGAAATCCAGTATGGCGATAATTGTATTGAAGATGATATTGAAAGGAAATAAATTATGGCAGGTATCCCATCCAACCCGGCAGATCGTAAAGCAATTTTAGAATGCATGAAAGAAATCTCAAATAGTATGGCTCGCATGGATGGCGAGCGCGAATTCATTCGTGAAGCTATTAAAGATATTTGTGAGAAACAAGAACTTAGCAAAAAGACTTTCCGTCGTATGGCTAAAGTATATCACAAACAAAATTTCAGCAAAGAAATTGAAGAGCACGAAGAGTTTGAAACAATGTATGAGACAATTACAAACTCAACAACAATGAATAGTAAAACAGCATGATCCGATATATCCTTGAAGCAACTTGGCGAGATAAAATTGGTCGCAATAAAAAGCAATCAATCATTGGCGTTTATGCCAAATTAGAAGATATTGAAAATGCTAAGAAAAAAGTTTCAAGTGATCCGCACAGATACAAGAGTGTGACTTTTAATGTCCAATCCGAAGAACATCCATTTTTTGCTTAAAAATTAAGCATAATACCCGTATGCTTGACAAGGATACTATTTTCTGTTATAATAAAGATTAGAAAATAAGGAAACTCAAATGGCTTCAATATCTACAATTTTTGATTCACTCGCTGCTGACAATTCTCGTCTTGCAAAAGAAGCAATTCTTACTGTAAATAAAGACAACAAAGAATTGCAACGAGCAATTAAACTTGCATTAGATCCGTTAATTAGTTTTTACATCCGCAAAATTCCAGCATACGCTGCTAAAGGTAATAAAAAATTATCTTGGGCAATGGATACAATCCAAAATGAATTCGCAACACGCAATGTCACAGGCAATGCAGCGATTGAATTATTAACTAATGTATTGGAAAACCTCAATGAAGCAGATGCCGGTGTTATTGAAAAAATTATCAAGAAAGACCTTCGATGCGGGGTTAGTGAAGCAACAGCCAATAAAATCTGGCCGAAGCTTGTTTCAACATACCCGGTTATGTTGGCTTCTGGATTCGACCAAAAGCTCGTTGACAAAATTAAATTCCCGGCATATTGTCAGTTAAAATTAGATGGCATGCGTTTTAACGCAATTGTTCGTAATGGTACAGTAGAATATAGGAGCCGCAATGGCAAAGAACTTAATATTCCAAGCAAGCTGTTTAGTGACGCTTTACTCAAATTGTCTGATCTTTATGGCACCGATTATGTGTTTGACGGTGAATTACTTGTAGTAGATTCTACAGGTAAACCTCTTGATCGTAAGACAGGCAACGGCATCTTGAGCAAAGGTGTTAAGGGCACAATGTCCGACAAAGAAGCATCTATGGTGCGAGTAACGTTATGGGACGCTATTCCTTTTACAGGATTCCAAGCTGGCGTATATAAAACACCGTACAATGAACGCTTTATGTTATTGACACAAAATGTAGATTTATTAAAAGGTGTATCTGCTATTGGACATCTTGTAGATATCGTATGGACCAAGGAAGTTAGTACTCAACTTGAAGCACAAAATATTTTTGAGAAATTCTTAGCAGACGGTCAAGAAGGTACTATTCTTAAATCTAAGACAAATATCTGGGAAGACAAACGCTCTAAAGAACAAATTAAATTTAAAGGTGAATTGGAGTGTGATCTTGTTGTTGTTGGATGGGAAGAAGGCACCGGCAAAAACGTTGGCCGATTGGGTGCACTTGTTTGTGAATCATCTGATGGATTAATTCAAGTTAATGTTGGCTCCGGATATTCTGATGAACAACGTAAAGAATATACTAAAAAATATACAAACGGTAAAATTGTAACTGTTAAGTATAATGCACGAATTAAAGATCGAGGCGATGGCGTAGAACGTCTATTCTTACCTACATTTATTGAAATGCGAGAGGACAAAAATGAAGCAGACTCAAGCAAACGAATCAAATAATTATATCATTTCATTAATTGAGGATGGTGATGATTTAATATTACCATTGCCTGAAAGATTGCTTGAAGAAGCAGGCTGGAACGAAGGCGATATTTTAGATTGGTCCAACAACGGAAATGGTTCATGGACTTTAACAAAGATTACACCAGTAACGCCTGAGGAAGAAGAAGCTTGGAAAGAACTAGAACGGAAAAATAATATATAAAGAGAAGGATCCTCTTTTATGAACGCTAAAGTTTTTAGATTCCCAGATAGAAATAAAATAGTTGTTTATAAAATTCCGTTATATACGGATGAAGATATATTTCTTACTGTTTTAGCTGTTAATATCTTTAGTTCATTTCCGCATAAAATAACCGCAGCTAATTTAGAAGAATGTGATCCTGCTATTGTTATTGCCGCAATATCCCAAGCATGCACTACTGATATATTCTCAGATTCCGCAAAACAAACTTACCTCGATATTATTAAATCTGTTGAACGTCTTGAAAAATGAATATCTTTTATCTACATAATGATCCAAAAACTTGTGCTGAACTACACAACGATAAACACGTTGTAAAAATGATTCTCGAATATGCTCAATTACTTTCTACTGCTCACAGGTTTATTGACGGTGTCCCTAGTGTTGATAGGGGAACTAGGACTGGCAGACAACGAACCTCGTATATACTCTCTGATAGCCGCGATGCTGTGCTTTATCGGGCTACTCATATCAACCATCCTTCAGCAATTTGGGTAAGACATTCTTATGAAAATTATGAATGGTTGTATAAGTTATTCATTGCAGTATTAAACGAATATACCCATAGGTATGGTAGAATACATGCTACTGCTAGACTGATAGATGTATTATACACACCTCCAACGCATATTCCTAAAGGAGTGGGGTTTACAGAACCTACTCCTGCAATGCCCGACGAATATAAGATAACCGGGAATTCCGTCAGATCATATATAAATTATTATGTTGGTGCAAAAAAGCATCTAGCATCCTGGAAAAAAAGACAAACACCTGAATGGTTTACATATGCCTAGTTATACATTAAAATGCAATGATTGTGATACAATGTTCGACGTACTCTGTCGATATGATGTAAGAGCCGAACAACAATGCCCATCCTGCAAATCAACAAATCACGAGAACCACATCACTAGTGCTCCGGTACTAGGAGACTCTGTACGTCTAGGAGTCACTAAACCCGATGGTGGTTTTAACGAAGTCTTGTCTAAGATACACTCTCAGAATTATAAGAGTAACTTGGCAGACAAACTAAGTAGACGGTAATGCTTCCAATAACTTTAACTCCACGGAGGAATGAATAGCCGAAAGTCTATTTGTCCTCCTTTTTTCTTTAAGAGGGCATACATGGCAAAGTCTAAAAATAATACTCAGTTACAGCCAGATCAACCGCAAATAACTTTAGCAAATAATCGCTTAAGGTTACGATTAGATGATATGAAAGTAATAGAGCCATTAACAGACAACCAGAAACTATTTTTTGACGCATACGAAGATTCCAGTATAATGCTACTTCATGGAGTAGCAGGAACAGGAAAAACTTTTATTGCCCTATATCATGCTTTAGAAGAAGTGCTTAATAAGACAAATCCTTATAAGCGGGTAATCATAGTTAGATCAGCAGTACCTAGCAGGGAAATTGGTCACTTACCAGGAGACGAAAAAGAAAAGACAGAAGTTTATACTGAACCCTATGTCGAAGTTTGTCAAGATCTTTTCGGAAGACATGACGCATATCAAAGATTAGAAGAACAAGGAGCAATTAAGTTTTTAATAACGTCGTTTGTCAGAGGTATTACTTTAGAAGATTCTATTATCATTGTAGATGAATGCCAAAATATGACAGACATGGAATTAAATTCCGTTATTACAAGAGTAGGTAATCGAAGCAAAATTGTATTTTGTGGAGACTTTAGGCAAACAGATTTATACAGAAAAACAGACATGTCTGGACTCAAAAAGTTCATGGCAATCGCCGATATGATGCCCTCATTTAAAACATTCGAATTCGGCGTGGATGATATCGTTAGATCTGCTATTGTAAAAGAGTATATTTTAGCAAGATTAGATTACGAAACAAGGTATTGTACTTAATATAAATATAAGAGCCGGGCTAATAATTCGGCTCTTTTTTATCGGAGGAAAGATGAAAAAATTCTTATTTTTTATTATAGCATCGCTATTTTCAATTACTGCGTCTGCTCAGTATATGCATTGGCATTCGCGTCATGGCCCATATTACAGTCACGACAGGTGGGTTGCGCCATTAATTATTGGAGGTGTTATCGGATACGAACTAAATAAATCTCGTACAAATACCGTTATTGTTCAACAACCAAATATAATTGTAGAACAACCTATGGAATGCACTCCGTGGAAAGAAACACAACAATCTGACGGCACAATAACAAGAGAAAGAACGTGCTATCAAAAATAAAGGATAAAACATGGCTGACGGATTTGATTTTAATTTCACAGAAGAACAAGTACATCATTTATTACCTCGAGTAAAAAATGTTGCTGAATGGTATGATGCAATGGTTGAAACATTGCCGCAATATGGTATTAACGATATTGCTCGGGTATC